CACATGTGGAGCGCAGACCCATGTTTCCCGTGTGATACGGAGCGATTTGGTCGCCGAGGATAAACTTACTCTATGTCGTCCTCACCCTCAAAGGGGTCGGTTTCAATAGAGTCAAGGTCTGTAGATCCATCACTTGCCTCTGTTATTTTAAGAGCTCGTAGTGCGGACTGGAGCGAGACGTCCCACTCCATATCGCTAGACACTTCTGCGATTATAGGTAGTATAGGAATATTACCTGACTTCATATCATCAACTTCTATACCCCACGAGAAAGAACCGACGTCAATCCTCTGTGCTAGTTCATCGATATCTAACCCTACGCTTTCAACCAATACATTAAAAGCGCCAACGCCGTATTCTTTAAACAGTACTCCTAAGAAGGCTTCGTCTTTAAGCCAGAACTCAACCGCTGGACGAACAAACGGGTTGTCATATCCCTGATTCATCCGGGCAATGCAAGCAATCAGCTGCTCACCCACACTTAAACCCTTATTTCGCTCACTGAAATATAGTGCAGCGAGAGGCCGGAAGATTGATCCGACGCCATAAGTGTCAGTGGTTGTATGGTAGCTCTCTTGCAAGAAGACTTTAATAACTTCCCCATTAACGACATGCCACGTCTGCTTCGATTTATTTATCTCCAAGCCAAATTCTGCAGCCGCCTCTTCGATTGGACCGTATGTTTCGCTCATACTATCCAATATCCTAGATTTCGGGTAGGCTAATAACGTATCGTCCCCGGCCTGTGGACCGAATATCGGTTCATAACCTAAGAGTTTGGGGATCCCATAGTGGATAACAACCTCGCCGTACAATGAGCCACCAACATGAGTGAACTTTGCCCCCGATATTAGGCCATCGGTCAAACTATAGACTAAGAACGGCTTCTTAAGTCTCATAGGTGGGCATACTTCATTCGCCGCTGCGTAATCTTCAGGATGCACACGACATAACGATTCGTCAAATATTATGTGTTTGAACGTTAGAATATAGATAGCCCTATCAAACCACTCCTGGTACTGAGCCTTATAAAAGGGTCTAACTGCGTAGTATAAAGTGGTTGCTAATATACTTCCTTTCACTGTTGAGTCATATGCTGAAGAATCCGCTGCGAGGAAATCATATTCTTTCGACTCCAAATGTTCTAATGCTTGCCTAATCATTGACACCCGAACATCTTTCGTCTGCAGGCTAGGCATGATGTCGACCTTTAATCTCTGTAGTTCCCTCAGAAAAGGTGCCGCGATCATTGCTTCGATCATGCCCTCACGAGCTGAGTTTGGGTAGACGGAACGAGTTTTCCCAGGCTTTGGAACTAATTTGTCTCCTTCCACCATCCATCCATGTTTTTGAATACGTGCTAAGAGCACTACTATTGATTGCAAATCCTCAGTACCGAAGACAGATCTATCCAAGATATAGGCTAGTGCGTCAATATTTCTGAACCGATATTTGTTTTTCGAATGTTTATCCGTAACCATCGATCCAACTAGATGACGCGTGTCTATCCCATTCTCTATTAATAGTCTGGTGGCAACCTCCTTTGATAGAGGAGCGTTTGCCTTGGCCATGATAGGAAATCCGATCATCCCATCTTTATCCTGATCAAAGCGTACTTTGGTTGCACCGTCTGGTGACAACGAACCGAGTCGTAACCCCTGTGAAATAAGATGGTCCTTTAACTTCAAAGCAGCCTCAACTACGATAGCCGACTTCGCACCGTCTACATAGTCTTTGAGTGGATCTACCGCTTTCTTGATGAAACGCAAACCGCTTCGGCATACCTCACCTATGCTGTTTCCGTCGAAGCCACCTCCCGTTAGGGATTGGTCTCCCTCACCAAGCCACATTATATACTCTTTCGATTCCTTGTCTACTGGCTCAAGTTCGGCGTGAAGCTGTCTCACTCTTTCCGTAAATTTAACAATCTTCCGTTGCCTCGCGTCGAGTTGTTTGTTGATTACCGCGTCAGGTTTCACGATAGCTTCCAGCTTACCCCTAAACTTTTGCGACCGTTTAGGCCTATCTCCAAACAGCTTGATGCCAGCTGCGATAGCTGGAGAGTTGCCGTACGGATTGTCGGTAAACGTGACATCGGTATTATAGTACATATCAGTCATCCGCCGCCATAGGCCCGTATCGGCGGTAAGCTGACGATCAATCCGATCAACAACCCTCTCTTTTTGAAGGTGTTCGGCCCTGGGAATGAGTGATCCGTGTTTGTCGATGAAAAACCCTACGTCTATAATAGACCCAGAGAATTTAACATTTAACCCATCCAATGTTTAATACCTTCCTTTCTTAGAACTGCGCGTCCATTATCTGTATGGCTCGCAATTGTGTTATT